AACACTCGTTAAGTTTGGCACACCATTACATAGGATAGGGTATTTTGCTTTTACTAAAAAAGCTGCAGGAGAGGCTAGAGGAAGAATGTTGGATAAACATCCTGAGTTAGAAGATAAAGATCTACCATACTTTCAAACACTACATTCATTTGCTTTTAATCTTTTAGGTATGAAAAAGAGTAATGTTATGCAGAATGAAGACTATGCTGCCATCGGTAGAGAAGTTGGCATTGAGGTATCCGTATTTTCAAATGGTGAAGACAGTACAGGTTTTGTTGATTCAAACAGTGAATATTTTAAATTAATATCTTCAGCTAAAATAAAAAACATATCTATTGAAGATGAGTTTAATACTAATATGTATTCTGAAGATCTAGACTTTGAGATTGTTAAAATATTAAAAATAGAACTTGATAACAGAAAAGAGGCTTTTAAATTAGTTGACTTTAACGATATGATACAAAAGTTTATCGATCGTGCGGGGGAGCTCTGCCCTACGTTTGATGTTGTGTTTATTGATGAAGCACAGGACTTATCACCTATACAATGGAAGATGTACGATGAACTTAAAAAGAAATCAAAACATATTGTTTTAGCTGGTGATGATGATCAAGCTATCTATGGTTGGGCAGGGGCTGACGTAGAAAGATTTCAAAAAGAAACTAGTAAAGAGATTGTATTACCGAAGTCATATCGTGTGCCACAGAGCGTACAATCTATGGCCAATAAAATACTAAATCGTATTCCTGATGAGAGACGAATATTAAAAACATGGCAACCGCGTAAGGAAACAGGGAACATATATCCTGAGTCTTATTCACTTCAAGAGATACCAATACAAGATGGCAATTGGTTAATATTGGCTAGAACTAATTATAGGTTAATTAATTTAATGCCAGATCTCAAGGATCTAGGTATTTATTATGAATATAAAAACAAGAAAAGTTACTCAGAAAGATTATACAAGACCATAATTAATTGGACACGATACATTAAAGGTGAAGAACTAAACGAAGCGGAGACCAAAGATATTTTAGAATACACAACATATAAAACTATAGAAGAGATAGATAAAAATTTAAAATGGTATGAGTTGTTACAACTAGATATGGATGACAGCTTATACATAAGAAAGATGTTAGAAAGAAAAGAACCCTTAAGTGGTAAAGCAAGGGTCAAACTATCCACCATACACGCAGCCAAAGGTGGAGAGGCTGATAATGTTTTACTAGTATTAGATATGTCCAAACGTACTTTAGAATCATTACAAAGAAGCATAGAGAAACAAGATGAAGAACATAGAGTTTGGTACGTTGGTGTGACTCGAGCAAAACAAAATCTGTATTTCATTGCAGGAAAAAATAAGGAGAGAAGTTATGACATCGAAAGTTTGGGATAAACAAATTGCAGGATCTCATTACCAGAAGTATAAAATTCAGCCAAGTCAGTTTATATCTGAGAACGAGTTGTTATATCCGGAGGGATGTGCTATTAAATACATAATCAGACATCGCGATAAAGGAAAGAAACAAGATCTTGAAAAAGCAAAACATTATATCGATATGATTATTGAAAGAGATTATTCAGAGGACACTACCACAAAACCTCTACCAGCAGGGTTCACATTAAAAAGGGATGACAATGAGAATACCTAAGTTTGAAGCACAAACAGAATGGACTATTCCAACGGAGTTTCCAGATCTTAGACAAGTAGAAGAGATAGCCATTGACTTAGAAACTAAAGACCCTGATCTAAAAGAAAAAGGATCTGGTTCTGTTATTGGTAACGGCGATGTTATTGGTATTGCTGTAGCCACTAATGGTTATAAAGGATACTTCCCTATCGCACACGAAGGCGGAGGAAACATGGACCGCAAAAAAGTTTTAGAGTGGCTCAAAGATATTTTAGCAGCACCCTCAACAAAAGTATTTCACAATGCAATGTATGATGTCTGTTGGTTGAGACAACTAGGTTTTAAAATAAATGGTGACATTGTTTGCACTATGATAGCTGCAGCCATTACAGATGAGAATAGATTTAGATATGATCTTAATAGTTTGTCTTGGCACCATCTTGGCTATGGTAAGAATGAAGGTGCATTAGCTGAAGCTGCATCAGAGTGGGGCATTGATCCAAAGTCTGAGATGTACAAGCTACCATCTATGCACGTAGGATCTTACGCTGAACGTGACGCTGAAATTACACTAGGACTTTGGCAAGAGATGAAGAAAGAAATTATTCACCAAGATCTTGAAGATGTTTTTGATTTAGAAACAGAACTCTTTCCATGTCTTGTAGACATGAAATTTAAAGGTGTGCGAGTTGATTTAGACAAAGCACATCTAATGAAGAAACAATTAGTAAAAGAAGAAAGAGATTTACTCACAGCTATTGAAAGAGAAACCAATGTTAGGCCACAGATATGGGCTGCACGATCTATTGCAGAAGTGTTTGATAATTTAAAGATACCGTATGAGAGAACACAAAAAACTTCAGCACCTAGTTTTACTAAAAACTTTTTACAAGAACACGAGCACCCTGTTGTAAAGATGATAGCTAAAGCTAGAGAGATTAATAAAGCACACACAACTTTTATTGATTCAATATTAAAGTATCAACACAAAGGTAGAATACACGCAGATATAAATCAATTACGTTCACAGTTTGGTGGAACAGTGACAGGAAGATTTAGTTATCAGAACCCTAACCTTCAACAAATTCCTGCAAGAAATAAAGATCTAGGTCCAAAGATTAGATCCTTATTTATTCCAGAAGAAGGATGTAAGTGGGGATGTTTTGATTACTCGCAACAAGAACCAAGGCTTGTTGTACACTATGCATCTCTTTATAAACTACCATCAGTCTATAATGTTGTTGATGCCTATCACAATAACAAAGACTCAGACTTTCATCAGACTGTAGCTGACATGGCAAAGATTCCTAGAACACAGGCCAAGACGATCAATCTAGGTCTTTTCTATGGTATGGGTAAAACTAAATTACAGGCTGAGTTAGGTGTAACAAAAGAGAAGGCTGCCGAACTGTTTAATACGTATCATGGTCGAGTACCCTTTGTTAAACAACTTATGGAACGAGCATCTAATCGTGCACAGGACCGTGGTCAGATAAGAACTTTACTAGGCAGACTATGTAGGTTTCATTTGTGGGAGCCTAATCAATTCGGTATGCATAAAGCATTACCACATGAAGATGCACTCAGGGAACATGGACCGGGGATCAGGAGAGCTTACACATATAAAGCTCTTAACAAATTAATTCAAGGATCGGCTGCAGACATGACGAAGAAAGCAATGTTAGAACTTTATAAAGAAGGAATTATACCGCACATACAGATACACGATGAGTTGGATCTTTCTATAAAAGATGATAAAGAAGCAAATAAGGTTATTGAGATTATGGAAAATGCAGTTACCTTAGAGGTTCCCAATAAAGTAGACTACGAACACGGGGATACTTGGGGTGATATTTATGATTAACTATGGCTTATTTAAATGCAAACATACCGGTGGAATATGCACAGATTAAAAGAGAATATCTTTACGATCTTAAAAAACACCATGGAGAAGTTGAAGATTGTATCATCTTTGGTATGTCATCTATTACAGGCAAGTCGATTTTATTCCATGCTATTATGGAAAACGGTGCAATCTTTTATCGCCTCCCAATTACTGCCTTTATTCAAAGGGGTTTTAAACCGGAAGATGTTCCTAGGCGTAGACTTGATGAGCTACAGCTTTGGAATTGTTTCAGTTATTATCCTTCTGTGCATTCTTGGGATATCTTAGACGGACAAGCAGGAAAATACATAGGGAAAGATAAGAAATGGCACCCAGGTAAATACCTATTTACGGTTGACTTTGCCCACCCTGAAAGTAATATATTAGACACGGACCATTCAGAGATTCCGCACGAGCACAAATGTGCTCACATCATAGCCCTTGACGACGGGAACTATGCAGCACAACCTAACAACCGATGCATTTGGGATATACCTTCATTTACTGTGAAAGATAATATTCCAGATTGGAAAGTGCAGACATCTGAGTGGAATGTAGAAAATACAAGTAAGTGGAAGACTGAAGATACGGACAACTTCTTCTACGAAATTGAGGAGAAAAAACATGATTGAAAAATGTAAAAACATTTGTTGCAGAGCATGGGACAAAGTAAAAAGCTTATGGAACAAATGGGTTAATTGGATGTTTAAAGGTTTTTACAAGTAATGAAAAAAATAAAAACAAAAAGTAAGTTATCAAGATTTGAATGGGTAAAAAAGAATATTGTAATTGTTCCT